CAGGGTGTTGTTGATGATGACCGGCTGCACGTTGGACGAGCCCACGTAGGACTGCGGGCGCACGCTGATGGTGCTGGGCGTGATGGCGTCGCTATTCACCGACGTGACCCGCCACTCGGCCGAGGACGTGAGCAGCAGCAGTTGGGTGAGCGGCACGATATGGCGAATGGTGTTCGCCTCGCGCGCGGCCACCCGGAAGGCGATGCGGTCGTCGTCCCGAATCGGCAGCGAATAGCTCATGTTCGATTCGGTGCCCGACTTGGTCATCCAGATGTTTTGCGGCTTGTTGGTCGTGCCGGCAAAGCATCGGCGCTGCTCGAAGTAGGACACGGCGCCGGGGTACTCGCCGGCTCCACCGAACACGCTGTCGTACAGGGGCGGGGTTTTGCCCAGGTCCGGGCTGATGTTGTCGTCGACGATGGACAGGCCCGTGGTTTGGCCGATGTAGCCGTAGAGGCCGCCTTGCAGCTTATAGACGTTGTAGCGCGAGGCGCCGGCCACGGCCGCCCACGAGATTGTCACAGTGGCGCCGGTTTCGAACAGGTTGCCGCCCACGCTCGACGATGCCGAGGCGGCCGACTCACTGACCCCTTCGGAATCCACCGCCGTGACCACGTAGTAGTAGGTGTATTTCACGGCCGTATGGCCGGCCGCCGACAGGGAAGGCGCCCCCGGCGCGGCAATCGAAGCAGCGAAGGACAGGGTCGTCAGTTGCCAGTTGGTCGCCCCCAGGCGGCGCAGCTCGCGCGGCGCGTAGTTGGGATGCACCAGCGTGAGCACGTCGGCCGACTGCACATAATGCACGTCGAACAGGTCGGCCTCGGCGTAGGGGTTGGCGATCTCGTAGGGCGCGCCCCCGCTCATCAAGGTAGCACCCTGGGTATGGAAGCGGAAATAGCCCGGCCCCATTTCGATGACCATGGTTTGCGTCGTCGAGTAGGTGAAGGGGATCAACCGCACCTTCTTGGTCGAGTCCTTCACCGCGCGCACAAAGGCGAAGCCGGGCCGGTTCTCGGCCGGGCCTTGCGGCTTGGTGATGAAGTTGCGGCAGCGGGCAAGGCCCGACTGATATTTGGCGTCGTCGTTGCGCCCGAACATTTCCGGGCTGATTTCACCGCCCGAGAACGAGCGTTGCAGGGTGCGGATATTTGCCACGGCTTACCTCCCGGCGATCCAGGCGGGCGTGTGTTCCGGGCGCACCTTGCGCTGGTTGGCGTCCGAAACCTTGGCATTGGAGAAGGCCAGCAGGAAACTTTGCAGGCACGCCTTCGACATGGCGGCGCCAGCGTCGCCCTTGAGCACCGGGCCGGCCAGGTAGGACGCCAGCAGCCAGGCGAGCGCATCGACGAACAGCGGCGAGAACTTGGTGGTGTCGGTCACGCGGGCGACGAAGCGCAGGCTGGCGTCCTCCTGATTGGTCAGGATGATGGCCGCGCCGTTGGCGTCGCTTTCCGCCTCGTAGGGCTGGGTTTCGTCATCGTTCGACGCAGTGGCCGAGAGCACCCCCAGCAGCTTGAGCGCGCCGGTCGGCTCGGCGTAGGCGAAGGACCAGTCCCAGGATGGCACGGTCAGCTTGGCAAGCTGCACGCGCCGGGTAGCGAATTTCCAGGCGTGCATTTCCAGCAGGGAGTCGCGGGCGATGGCGTAAAAGCGTGCGCAGTGTTCCGCCTGGGCCGAGCCCTCGGGCGGGTCAATGCTCGCTACCGTGGCGTTGTCGCCCAGGCGTGCCAAAGCTAAATTACAGATGTCGACCTCGGATGCCATTGCCATCCTCCAGATATTCGATTGCTTTGCTCAACAGGCTGGGCGATTCGCGCAGCGCGCCCAGGCCGACGTTGCAAAGGTTGCAAAGAAGGCCGCGAATGCGGCCGGTTGTGTGGCAGTGATCGACCACGAAGCGCCCACGGCCGCCTGGGAAGTCCGAACCGCAAAGAGCACAGCGGCAACCTTGCGCTTTCAGCATGTCGTCGTACTGTTCAAGCGTCAGGCCGAACGCCCGTTTCAGCTTGCTTTTACGGTTGCGAACCTTGACCCCGTCCTTGTCGGCCTTCTGCTTTTCAGAAGCCACGCGCTTGGTACAGTCTCGACACCAAGCACTCACGCCGTTCTTCGCCTTGGAGTGCGGATAGAACTCGGCGCGCGGCTTGTGTTCGCCGCATTTGGTGCAACGCTTTGGGTCTTTCGGCTTCATGGCATTCCTAGAAAAACGGGGGCGCAAGGCCCCCGCAAGCTGCTGGCTACCACCTTGGAGAAGATCAAACCAGGTCGTCGGCGGGCTTCTCGTTGGCCTGGGCTTCGGGCTTCTTGCCGCCCTTGCCGTTGGCCTTCTGCTCGACCGGCTGGAACCACGAGCCCTTGGTACCGTCCGGCACCTCGAACTCGTCGCCCGGTTCGCGCAGTTTTCCGAAATAGCCCAGCTTGGTTGCAATCACTTTCATGCTGTCACCTCATTAAGCGATGCGAGCGCTATCCGGCTGCGCGATGTTCTGCTGGATGCCGGTAACGATCTGTGCGGAGAACTTGCCGGCGGTCAGCGGACCAGTGCCGATGGTGTAGTACACCCGGCAGTAGCGGCGCAGCTTGGTCGGCATCGGAATGACGACCTGTTGGCCGGCGGCGAGGCTCGCCTTGCCGATGGCGGCCGTGACGGCCACGTCGGCGAAGGTGGCGTTGTCGGCCGAGTCCTGCACCGAGAACGTGACGGTCGCGGCGCCAGCGGCTGCGGCCGACTCATCCACGGTGATGACCATGTTGCTGCGGTCATCGAGGCCGACGTTGGGGTTGGCCTGGCCGAAGTCGATAGAGTCGGTCGAGGCCGCGCTGACGGTGACGGCTTGCTCGTTCGAGACTTGAAGCGCTTTGTCGATAAACATGATGGCTTGTCCTTTCTGTTGTCTGTAAGCGGGGGCGGTGTTACCCGCCCCCAGCCGGTTACACCACGCGGGCCTCGGTCAGCAGGAGCGCGTCGGTACGGCGGCAAGGCACGCCGTCGAACGCGACAACCTTCTTGCCGGCGATTTCTTCCATGGTCAGCGTCGAGGCGGCCACCTTGTTGGTGATCTGACGACGCAGGAAGCTGCGAATCTTGCGCGGCATGTAGAAGGCCGGGCGGCCCATACCGACGTTCGGCACCAGTTCGAGCGCCTGGGTCATCAAGTCGATGAGGTCGGCGCCAGCGCTGGCGTTTTTGGTCAGGTCGGACACGTCGATGTTGGCGATGCGAACCACATAGCGCCAGTCGCGCAGCACGGCGCCGATGTCCCACTTGTAGTGGGTGCGGTAGCCCTGGTAACGGCCGCCGGCCGCATCGGTCAGGGTGTGCTCGCCGAGGTCACGCGATTGCAGGCCGGCCGCCGAGCCCTTCGGGAAGATGGTGTGGCAGGCATTCGGCCCCCACACGATCAGCCAGATGGACGCGTTGTCGCTGCCGGTGCCGCCGGCATCCACGATGTTCATGGCGTTTTCAGCCGAAAGGCTGTTGTAACGCGGGGCCAGGCCCATGAACTTCTCGGGGTCAGCGCTGGAATCGCCGTAGAAGAGCGTGGTCGCCATCGTCTGATTCATGCCCTCGATGAAGGCGCGATCTTCGGACAGACGCCAGGCGGCGGAATTGCCGTTGAGGTCGGCCAGAGCCTTGTCGACTTCGGCGTAGGTTTCCAGCATGCCCATGCTGTCCTTCACCGGCACGGTGCGGGACTTCTCGGGCTGGACGCCGTAGTTCAGTTTGCGCCACGTACCAGCCGGCAGGCCGGAACGGACGGTGGTCTTGTGCTCGGTGAAACCGTTGGCCTCGATGACGGTCATGTCGTCGAGGACCTCGTTGGTTTCGTTGAGCATTTCAACGATCTGCGGGTCGATCTTGCCGTCCGCAGTCATGCGGGCTGCAACGTCGGCCAGAGTCGGGTTCGTGGTGGAAAGAGTTCCCATTTTGCTGTTCTCCTTTTACGGATTCATGTTGGATGCTGCGTACAACCGTCGCGCGTCGCCCTGGTTGGTCTTGCCAGCCTGGCCGGCCACGAAACGGTCCTCACTGATTGCCTTGCCCGCCCGGTAGAACACCCGGATAACCTCGGGGTGGTTGCCCAGGCCGGACTCTTCCAGCAGCGTGCGCAGTTCGGGCGTAGCGAGCGCATCGCGCGCTTTCTTCGCGGTGCCCAGGTTCTCGGTCAGTTTCTCGCCGCCGAATTCCTTGTCGGTCTTTGCGGCTTCCGCCCACTCGGTGCGAGCGGCTTGGAACTGTTCAGCCTGGCGCGCGGCAATAACCGGGGCCATCTTGTCGAGTACCTTCTGCGCCTGGTCCTGGGGCAGGTTCAATTCCTTGGCGACTTCGGAGAAAGCGCCAATGACGGCGTCGTCGAACTGCGTACCCTCGGGAGCCTTGAACTCGTAGCTCTCGGGTGCGCCTTCCGGCTTCTTCTCCTGCTCGCCTTCGGTCTTGGTGCCCTCGGCCTGTTGGCCTTGGGTGCCTTGCCCTTCGGTCGCTTGCTGCTGTTGGCCGCCTTCACCCGCACCAGTAGCGGATTGCTGGGTGGCCTGTTCAGATGCGGTGGCGCCTTCAGTGGTCGTTGCGGCTTCCGTCATCAGCGTTTCGGTTGTCATGGATCTGTTCCTTCACCATTACGGGATAAAGCTCCGGGCAGAGCGTGTGGATTTGCGCCAAGATGCGTAGGCCCTCGTTCCTGTTCCCCTCGTTGAACGCCATCGTCATCGAGTTGGTATTGAACGAAAGCCGGAACACCCCGGCTCGGTCCAGAAAGCGCCACACGATGCGACGCCCCCGCTTGCTGCCCATGAGCCATTTGAGGTCCGCCTCTTCCGTGTCCTTCGCCAGCTTGTTGCGCAGGTCGGTATCGGCCTTTGCGCGCTCCTGGCTGCGGATGTCGGTCGGGTCGTAATTGCTCATGTGCGTAGCCTATGCGGGCGGTTTTTCGGTACGCGCACCACGGGTCAGGTGTAGCCGCTGAAAGCGCGGGTCACGTCGGTGAGCGCGCTTTGCTTGCTGGTATCCACGCTGCCCAGCTTCTGCGCGGTGTCGGCGCCCTGGTTGAGCAGCGCGGCCTGCTGCTGGGCCTGGGCTGCTTCGGCGCGCTGCTTGCGGATCAAGGCCACCTGTTCGCCCGGCACGATCAACTCGGGGTCGATGCCCAGCATGTCGGCGTAGGCGTCGGCCCAGCGGTCGGCGTCGAACTTGTCGAGGACTTCCGGCTTGATGCCGGCCACCGCGCCCAGGTTGCCGACGAAGCGATCCACCGAATTGGTGGCAATCGCGCGCTGCGCCTGGGCCAGCATGCTGACGAACTCGACGTTCAGTTCCATGCCCTGCAATTCGTCCGGCGGGGGCGGCACGATGCCGGCCTCGACCATGCGCGAAAAGGTCATTTCGATGAGCGGGTCGAGGATTTCGTTGTGCATCCGTTCGAGCACCGGCCCCAGCATGAGCAGCTTTTCCTCGTGCCGCTCGGCCACCTCGGTGGCGGTCATTTGCGGGTTGGTGCCGTTGGCGAGCATGAGGAACAGGTCAGCGTAGAAGCTGCCCTTGATGCGCTCGCGCACGTCCTGGATGTCGGCCAGCAGGTGCGAAAGGTCGATATTGACCTCGAAGGCCGAGCGGATGCCGCCGTTGGGGGCGGCCGAATCCACGAAGGAAATGCCGCCGGGCAAGGTATCCACGTCGCGCGACTTCAAGGACGTGGGCGCCTGCAGCGGGGGCTTGGTCTTGTAGTCGATGCCCTGGGCCTTGCGCAGTTGCTCGTGCTGCAACTGCTTGATGTCGCCCAGCGCTTCCATGGCCGGCGAGTTGCCGTAGATGTCGCCGCCGGTCGTAGCCCAGCGCGGGCACAAGGCCGGGAATTCCTTGAAGCCCGAGTCGCGCAGGATCTGGTCCTCGTTGCCGCCGTGCTCGAAATAGACCGACTTCCACGCCATGTTGCGGTCGTCGCGCTTGGTCACGTCGCGGTCGACGCGCGGCTCGATGGCGTGCATGATCGTGACCCACTGTTCCAGGGCGCCACGGTCGAACAGGGTTT